TAAAATCACCTTGAACAATCCCGTCGAAACTAGGGAGATAATCGAAGCAATGATGCAATATATCAGCAACCACACCACTGTGGTTTTGATCAATTTCCTGATGACTTTCATTGATCTTGATCTTTACTTTGTTGAAGACAGATTTAGTACCGACAAAAAAGTTTCCTGTCTGAGGATTTGTGCCCCAAACAATAGCAGGAGCTCCATCAATTTTCACGGAAAGATCACCATCAGAAAGCAACCAATCCAGCGCGGTCAGATCACCCGTCAAGATAGAATCTTCGGGGTGTTGGAGGTGTGTGTTTTTCATGTTTATATAATACACGCCTCAGACCGCAATTCAAGCGGTTTTGTGCCAGTTTTTTATATAGTCACACCCCCCAAAACGCTGTTATCGCGTTTTTGAGTTCTTTTTTATATAAAAAAAATTAGGCACAAAAAAAGACCCCTTTCGGGGGTCTTTTTATATACTATTATACAGGGAGTCGCGCAACTGATCGTTTTTTTCTATACTTTTCGATAAAATTACGGGCGCTAATTGAGTTTCTGCATTTTTTTAGCTGTCTGCCTTGATGGATGACCATTAGACCATTCCCGCAAGGCACAGCAGCATAAAATGAATTTATATCATTCCAATCCCCAACAATGAACCCTAGTGGACCACATTTAGGATCAAGGATATTACTGTTAGTTGGTTGATCATTTTTCATAGGATAAATCTTTCCTCATTTAGTAATGCGTTATTATTAAATATCATATCATCGTAAGATGCTGGTGTGAAAGTTCTATCTTTCCAACATCTCTCACCAGTATAACTGAACAATTTTACTCCATGTTTTTGATATAGTTTATCTGATCTTGTTTTTATTGCAAAATTGATACCATCATCTGATGTGGTGTCATTACTAAACAAATCATTTTCTGACTTGGCAACAATGATTATTTTTCTTGCATCAAAAAATATTTTTTTGAACACCTCATAATCGGACAAGTATTTGTCAGGATTATCATAAATCATATATGCTTGTGCTTGTGGTCTTGTATAGTGATCCTCAGATGTTTTCTTTGCAATGCCTTTAATTTTATATTGTATTGCTTCTTCACTTATCAATCCAATGTTATCTTTACCAGAATCATGAACATTAACATAAAATATCCGCGTTAGTGATCTTACACTGGTTTCAGGTTTTCCCCAACGATAGAGGTTTGCTTGCATACTATTAAATGCTGTCAAACAGTATTCATTGGGATCTTTTGGTGTGCGAGTCATCGACGAATCTCCGAAATAGCAGGTTGACCTTGATTGAACACGACATCAACAACTGCCTGAACTTTGCGGGCAGTGCTGATACCTACACTATCATAAGTTGGGATGCAAACTAGACCGAAAGTCTTAGTATCTGCACCCAATCGAATTACACGACCAATCGACTGACTGATACCAATGTAATCCATGTTTCTCATAAAGATAACAGCTTCAAGACCATTCACGTTGATACCTTCAGACAGAATACTGTGGTGAATAACAACAAACTTTTTCTCAGGATCTTTGCCCCAAGTGTTCAGAGTGTCGAAAAACTTTTCACGGTCAACTTTCTGTCCGTCGATGATTGCGCCAGTCTTGGATGTAATCATCATCCATGAATATCCACGGGATTGCAACTGCATCACAAAATCAGATTGTGATACAAGACCCATGATTTGTTTCGTAGAACGAGCACAAATCAAAGTCTTGTCGATGTTGTTGTCATCGATAGTTTCAATCAGATTGTCACTGTCCTCAGCATACATTACCTTGCGACCTTTAATCAAAGGCAGTTGCTTAACTACAACTTTGGGAGGAAGAATATAACCCTGATCGACAAGATCAGGAGCAGGAACATTGCAGATCACTTGACCATAAACATCGCCCCAATTCATGCCTGGTTTGTTTACAGTCAAAGAATGTTTAGGGGTTGCAGTATAGAAATAGCAACGCTCTGAGACCTCGCTAAAATGCTCTGTAGCAGGGAAGAAGTTGCGTTGGACACTATTATGTGCCTCATCAAAGTAAATAGTATTCACCTCAATATCTGCCTCTACGATACGATGCAGAGAATGATATGTGGTAAAGATGATGCAGTTCTCACCCATGTTACGGGCACAGTTTGCATACACGTTGATCTTTTCAGCATTAGTTGTGCTGGTATAGTGAGTTTCACCACTGTGAACATGTAACACATGCAAATATGGGTCACTGTTGTTAGGATCAATGACCTCCATAAATTCACTACAGAGCTGCTCTGCCAACAAAATACGCGGAGCAACAACAACTGTGGTGGTGCCATTGTTGATAACGTCATGACGACGCTGAGTATCAACAATCATGGTCAATGTTTTGCCACCACCAGTGGGCACAATAATCTGACCTTTGTTGTAACCAAGCATACGATCACATGCTTGCTGTTGATGTGGGCGCAGAGTGATTTGTTTCATGAATACAATATACACAAAAAAACCACCCCAGTCAAGGGGTGGTGTGCAGTTCAAAGATTGTCCTCAGTTGATAGATTGCTCAACAACTTTCGTCAAAACTTTGTGTCGAATTTCAACGTTGACTTTACGGAAACCTTCACATGAGTTTTTGAAAGTAATGTCATCAATCATATTCTTTCCTGATTTGTATTCAGTCTCCATAAGATTCACTGCTCGAACTGCTTCATCATAAGTTTTGATGCCACGAGTCATCATAAAGAGAAGATTTTGAACAGTGGTCTTACGTTTGATAGCTTTGATCTTTTCACCATCCTTCATCGCTGTAGCTTCATCAAGCATTTGACTGATATAATCCATCAAAGTGACGAAGAGATCACGATACTTAACCTGATCTTTTGCAGAAAGGAACGTACTGTAATATAGATCATTCAGAGTCGATGAAGTAACTGAATTGTACTGAACATCGATGTCAAAATTCTCTAACATTGTTTCATCGACAGAGTTCAACACAAAATCAAGACTTTGTGCAATCCACTCATCTCCACAGTAACGCTTTCTGAAGTCAGTGAACATAAATCCAAGGAGAACAGCGATCTCAGCGCGAAGAGCGCGGACATAATCTGCCCAAGGAGAGTTAAATGAATTGCGGATTTCTTGTCCGTTAGGATAGACACCACTATTGCAATTCAGGAAAACTTCGGAGAGACCATCATAACCAATCTGACTGTACTCACTGATAACAACCAAACGACCAGTAATAACATCCTGAATCACAGGTGGCAGATCAGAGAACTTATCCTTACCACGCTTTACACGGAAAGTAGATACTGAACTGTCTTGAGGATCTCGAATGTAGCAATACTCTCCTTCAGGAATTGTATATTCGTCATTGATAAGACGAACCATGAAAGAAAGACGGTTGTTACCATCGAGAACGATGTACTTGCGTCCCTTTTCTTTCAAGAATCGAAACAAAGATAGTGCTCGATCATCAGGAGCAACTTCTTCGAGACGGTGAATACAAGATTCAATATCTACAACAACAATGGTGCCCTCAAGACGATCCATCAAGATAGAGTTCAAATACTTTTTGAAATCTTCTTTCTTCCAGGATTCTGGGCGTTGAAAGTTTTGTGGTGCTTCCTTGTTCTTGTACTTAACAGCGACATAACCAAGTTCAGTGATCTTAGGATCTTTCTTGATAAGAATTGGTTGCCCACCAGTAAGTCCAGTCTTTTCAGCTTCTACTACATCAAGAAAAGGAATTTGCAGGTTTTCCTGTTGGTTTTGTGTTGACATTTGGTCCTCCGTATGCGATTACAGGTTTAGTTTGGTTTGCATAGATCCTAACCCTAGATTTTCCGTAGAAAAAATCGAATTAGGGATGAACTGGGAATTGTGTTCATCGTGTTTCTATAATAACAACTTTTATAGTGGTTGTCAATCACTGTTACGAAATCGTAACAATCACTCTTCTTCTTGCTCTTCCTCCACTTTTTTGACAGAAATTTTTGGTCCTTTCTGAACACGATCAGTTTCATAGAACCATGCAACACGTTCACGACGTGCTTGCATCAACATATCATATTGATCCTGTTGATCTTTATTAAAGCGAAAATCTTGTTGTTTCCAGATCTCACGAAGCTCGTTAAGATGAGGCAAGACGTTGACAGTGGAGGTAGGGAAGTTCATATCAGACAGTGTACTTATCTTGGGCAAATTCGTCGCATTGAATGAAATACTCATCAGCAACTTCCATCTTTTCAAGTTCTTCACAATCAGCGATCAACTTGAGAAGAGTTTCTTTGTCTTTGGTAAACTCTTCCATTGTGTAACTCATGTCGTTCATTTGTTTGACTCTGTTAATATACACGGAATTGATGGTCTGTGGGAGATTAGTGGACAGTAATCGTAGTGTCCACTGCTCCTAGGTTTTTCTTTACATGTTCCTCCCAGAATACAGCATCATCAATTTTCATGAATGTTGCTGTATGTTTTGCATAACCTTTCTTCTTGGGTTTGAGATATTGAACTTGGTACATCATTCCAGTGCCTTAATACTCCAGATACAATAAAAGCGTTAGTGACCATGTAACTAACAAATATAATGGTGCGTATGCCAGCAACATAATTATCGTAAGGTTCTGTTTTGTCATCACTAAAGCTTCCGATGGCATACTTCCATATTTTCCATAACTTGTTCACGGATCTCTGTGCCTGTACTGTTGAGATTTGTAAGTATCTACATCACCAAACTTTCTAACATATATTTCCATGTCGTCTAGATTTGATGCATTTGAATATCTTCTACTATGAACATAAACAAGTTCATCGTATTGATAATCCTGAACGACAATCAAGCAATGATGTTTTCTATGCATTGGTACTAGGTCATCCTCTTTTGGTCTGACACCAATCTCAATGGTCAAATGTTCATCATCGATATAATACACCCATCCCTCAACATTACGCCAGGAAACATAATCATCTAGTTTGGGTACATATTTCATTGAAATGCTGCCATCAATGGGTTGAGGTTTAACTGCATTGCAGTATATGGACGGGTGTTGTTGATGTCTACCGGATCTCCTTGCTTGGTGGAGTTAATAGGCGCTGAATACCTTCTCTTTTTAACATCATAGAATCCCCAGATGGACTT